TCAAGACTTAGGAACCTTGATTTTATTGATTTCTTTATATAGTGTTTCAATTACGGTAGATGTATAAGTATCAAAGGTTATATCTTTCATTTTGTGACCAAGAATACGTTTTCTTATAAACAGATCAACGTTGTTAGACTGACATAATGTTGCAAATGTATCCCTAGTATCATGTATTGTATGCTTCATATTATGATCAGTTAAAAAAGAGGAGAACATAGATGAAAACTGATAGTAGGTACAGTCAATTATTCTTTTCTTTCTCTTCATCAACAGCTGTTTAACAAAAGGTTCGATAAAAGTATGAATGGGAATTACTCGATTTTTACCTGCATCAGTTTTTGATCCAGATACTAAATAGGGGAATTCTGTGTTTAAACAAATATTTTTACGCGGGATATTCAGCAGTTCATTTGCTCTTAAACCGGTGAATATATAAATAAGTATTATTTTAGCCGTATCGCTGTTATCGCTCATCAATGCTCTTATTTCGTCATTTGAGAAAGCATAATGTTTAGTGCTTTCTTTTGCTTTGCCACATTTTATATATTCAGTGTAATCATCGTCACGATTTATATATTTGTGAATAACTGCATATTCAAATATTTTACTAACTAAAACTTTCATATGTACTTTTGTACCGTAACCAGCATTATCACGATCAAATATTTCCTGCAGATCGGCCAGGCTTATTTGACTGATCTTGTGGTGGTATATACTATTAAAATGTTTAATCCACGATCTATAACCTTGAGCAGCACTTTTGGATAATGTGCACAATTCTTCCTGGTATATAATATCAAAGATTTCTTTAAAGGTAGGCATATTCTTTTCACGCTGATCAATAAGTTTTTGAAATGTATCAGGTGCCAATGCTTCAGCTTCCGTATCAGTAATCTTATTCTTTTGACCAAGCCTGTATAAAGTCAAAGCATCATCAGCCTCATCCCAGGTCTCAAAGGTTCCCAGTACTGTTTGTATTTGTCTACCGGTAATAATATCTTTTCCAGTGGTTATTTTAGCGCACCAGGGACGTCTTCGTTTACCTGATAGTTTTATTACTGTTCCTGCTTTGTTCGGCCTGCGCTTAAAAGTCTGCTTTCTAGCCATAATAAAAACACGTCCTTTCTTTGATTTGCCTTAGACATGTTTAAATGATATAATTAAGCACGTAAAAGGACTTTTGGTTGAGTCTTTTATAATTATGAAGTATTGGTAGTACTTCATTCAAACTTCACTGTTGGTAGCAGTGGAGTTTTAAATTATTCTGTGGATCCTAAGTTACCGTATGGGCTTAGGTTTTTTATTTTTTTAAATTTGTTTTATATTTTTTATCACATGTATTTAATCCGTCAATATGTTCAAATAAATCGGGCTTAATAGGTGCCCCTAGGGGATCCAAAATAAAGTCTATGCCTTCGCGTCTTGCTAATTTTGCTGCTGATACAAAATCACTATCTCCAGAAATAAGGATAATTTGATTTACTTGATGTTTATATGCTAGCGATGCGATATCTAACCCGATTTTCATATCAACACCTTTCTGTTCAACATTTAATACACAATCCTTTTCTTCTATATTTTCAAATTTTAATGTACCATTGCATAGTCTGCGAAAAGCTTTTTCTGTCAAGTTATAATGAGCTTGACCATCTGCGAGTTTACCATATCTTAATGCAAATTTTCTTTTCTTCTTTAAGCAGTCATAAAATTCATTTGACCAGTTGTATGTAGGGGATTTACTCAGATCCACCTGTTTTTTTGTTAAGGGATTATATACTTTTTTTTCTATTGGCAAACAATCATAATAAAATACTCTGTATAATTGATGCCAATATCCTTTTCTTTCAGTTAAATGTCTTTTGCAATATTCTTCCAGTTCATCTGCTCTTTCCTGAGGAGATTTATCCCCAAAGCAGCTGTACGATCTTCTTCTATAAAATCCACCGTCTACAAGTATAGCTGTTATAGTGTCATCATTTTTAGCCATTTTTTCCTCCTAAAATTAAAAGCCTTAGGCTCACCGAATCCCTTATAACGGGCGGTTACTACTAAGGCTTTGTTAACATTTATACACCCATAAATCTTGGATGTACTTATATAATATGCCTTAGTTTTTAATTTGTAAACCCTTTTTTTGAAATTACTATAAAAATAATTTGTTTAAAGCATTTTTTTATGAAAATCATAAATTTTATATTTTGTTATTTACTAACTACGTCTAAGCGCATTTTACTGCATATTTATAGAATTGATTTTTATGATTTTCCCATTTTTTATATAAACACTATGAAGTGTGTTTATTGTGGTTAAAACGGTAAAACAGATGTGAATTTAGCAAGACTTATAGTTTTGAATATATCGTAATCAAGTAAAATATTAAAATTACATTTATTTTCTATATATCCATTTTCACTGAGTAGTATATTACCGCTTGCTAAAGTAGTAATATACTTGCATTCACAAGAATTACGATATCCGAAGCAGTCATCAAAAACACACGTAAATTGATATGATAAATTATGTAGCGAACGATTGTCATTGCATAATAAATTATAATCTACTTCTTCTAAATCAATCATAATTTCCCAATAATCATTTTGGTGCATTACGCTATTGGCAAAACCTACTGTTCCTGCCTTTCCTGATACTGTATAGCCTGTATACTGAGAATATACTTTGAATTGGTACGCATGTACATTAAATGCTGGAGAAGAGCCATTATTAGTCAATCTAAAATATAATTTATGATGATTATCTGCGGACCCCATTGGGTTATATGAAGTTGTAGTTTGTGAAACTTCAACTAGAGTAATTATTGGTTTGTTTTGCAAACTCAATGATAGTTCATATTGCTTCTTGTTACTCTCAAGCTCTTCTTGTTTTAATCTTATTTCTTCATCAAATTGTCTCCTTGACTCAGCAAGTTGTTCATCAGCAAGTTGTTTTTGGGTTGCTAAACTGTTGATATGCTCTTTTTCTTGTCTGTTTAAAGTCCAAGCAACTCCAATAACTGTAATGAATCCGCCAATTATTGTTCCAGCATAGCTCAATTGTGTACCGTTTATTAATTTTAGGTGATGTAGCCTGAAACCTATTAAAATTATGATAATAGAAAAAGTACCTAATATTAATGTAGTAACTATAATTTTATTATCATTCTTATTCAATTGCTATCCCCCCCTAATATTTCCATCAATTACTTTATTCTAAATTTCTTTTTTAATAATTCAATAATATCATGAACTTCCTTTTCGCACTGTTCGGCATATTCTTGTGGACATGTAAAATGGTTTTCAAAGATGTGAATAAGTTCATGTATAGTAGTTGTCTGCTGTTGACATTTACAGCAGCGTGCATTAATAGTAACTAAATATGATTCTCCATTATAATATGCAAATCCCCTCACATAAGAGGACATACTTTCCAGCACTAAACTAATATTGTGCCATCTTAGAAAGTCCTCAAATTCCATATAATCATCTCGTTTCTTTATTAAATGTATCGATGATTTTTAGTATTTGTTCTAGGTCTTTTGGTTCTAGTTTTTTCGCTTTATCAAATAGAATTGCAAGTTGATCATTTTTAAGTATTTCCTTATACAGTTCCAACAATTCAGGTTGATTCTTTAAATATTCGACATTTTCTTCATAGTCACCTAATTGTGAATTTTCCCACCCCATTATATAAGCGGGACTGACATTGAAAATTAATGCTAACTTTTCAATTTTATCACTAGGTATATTTGTCACTATATTATTTTCATATTTAAATATTGTTTGTCTAGATGTACCAAGTTTATCTGCAATTTCATCTAAGGTATAGTTATTTTTTAATCTTAAATTTTTTATTCTTTCACCAATTGTCATTTGTTATCACTTCCTATTATTGAATTTCAATAAAATTATAACATAAATAACTTAACGTGCAACAAAAAACACCTGAATAGTAACTTATACGTTTAAAGTTGTACAAAAAATAACTTTACAAGTCACAAAAAGAATGTTATTATGGTAACGTAATAAGTTACAAAGGGAGGTGATGATATGATTGATACACAAAAGTTAAAAGGTCTTATAGCTGAAAGAAATACTTCTCAAAGACAAGTAGCTTTTGCATTGGGAATGACAGAAAAAACATTTTATGAAAAGATGAAGATTGGTATTTTTGGTAGTGATGAAATTGATAAAATGATTGAATTACTTGAAATACAAGATCCTATGCCTATTTTTTTTGCACAGTTAGTAACTTTAAAAGTTACTAAAGACTAAAATACTTCATCGACCAAATAAATTATAACTCTAAATAAAAATAAGTGTCCTGAAAAGACACATATTAAAAGTTATAAAAACGGTGTTAAAAGAAATTATTTAAAACAGAGAAGGAGGAGCGGTGAGTGGAGTATATACATTATGTGGTAGGGATAGTATGTATCTGGCTAGGTATTTATTGTATAGATGTGGCTAAATGGAAATTAAAAAAAGGTAACGGGAGTTACCATTACCTAATCTTAAGTGTTGTGCTTGTTATCGTTGGTGTCGTGCTCATTATTTTCTTTTTTATCAAGCAGTATGACAGTATCGCCAATATAAATTGCGGTATCAACTTGTTCTGAAGCATAGTCATCTATATCTAAGTTCAGTTCATTCTTTATTTCTTTCGAGTTAAAGAGTGTATTATTATCAAAAATTTTAGTAATGTAGGCATTTTCAGTTCTGTTTGAGCTGTCTTCGCAAATGCACATTTTATTCATTAATTTTTTGACCTTGAGTGTAGCCTTTGTATAGGTTAAGGCTCCAAGAGGTTCATTTGAAACTGGATCAATTATGTTTTCAGTTCCGATTATTCCAAAAGTTGAATGGTTAGTTATTCCATCATCTGAGCCTACATTTAGTAAAATTTCATATTTATTTATTATTTTGGTAACAACAATTTTTTTCATAAGATATCATCCTTTCTATTATACTTGCCAAGTTCGTCTTGTTTGATAGTTAAATAAAGGTTATTAATGTTTTTCAGCATTGTTTGTTCTTTTCCTTTACTCTCGAGTGTAAGTCTAGATATTAAATCAATAAACCTACTGCTTATTGTTTCATGTTTCGTAAGAATTATATCTAATTTTTTGTAGCTTTTTTTAAGAATTAAATGTTTATTTTCTAACTCGTTGTATGAAGATGTTGCATCTGAAATATAATCTTCAGCCCATTGTCCATATAACTCTAACTTTAGAAAATAAATTATAAAACTTACAACAGGGAAAAGAAAAAATAAATGGAGTTTTAAAACATCATTAAGTTTGGGCAGTAATAATGGAATCACATCAGGAACTAGACCACATATAAAATACATTTTGATTTTAGGTTTTTTCTTGATTTTGTTTTTCATAATATCACCTGCCTGATTAAAGTATAGCATAAAACTTATTTTTGATTAATAAGCACTTCGTAAAAATGTGTGACTTGATAAATCGTCGTTGAAAGCGTTGAAAGTGGAGTTAAAGAAAAAAAGGAGGAAGTTATGAAAAAGGAAGATATAAAAAAGATTTTAGAAGAACATTTACAGATGCTTTCTAAAATCTCAGGGGATGAATCATTAATGATTGAAAATCCAATTTTATTACAGGTAATAAATGACGGAATAAAGTCGATTTCATTAACGCTTCTGTTTTTTGATAAAATTTGAAGTCTCCTGTTTATTTTTCATTCGAGTTACATTACGATCCATTTTTTTAAGTTTTGGAATTGAATTATTAATATTGTCCATATCCAATTCTCCTTTTAAAAACATTTCTGTCAATTTAGATGACATATCATTTGATTTTGATTCCTTTTTTAATTGATGCTGAAGCTCTAATTGTTCAATGTTGTGCTTGTGTTCAGATTCTAATTTATCAATCTCATGTTGATGTTGTAATTTTAATTGATTAATCTCAGAATCTTTAGAAATTTTAATTTGTTCAATTTTTGAATCACAGGTTTTCTTGGTAACCAGATATGTAATGATAGAGGGAATTGTGGCAGATAATAGCACAGTTAAAATATTTTCAAAATTCATTATTATTTCACCTCGCTTTCTATATTGGGATTCGACAAATCAATTATAGCACGTGTGAAGGTGATACATCAAAGGAGGTGAGAAAGATGGAAAAGGTTGAAGCTCTAGGCGTTACGTTTGAAGAGATTAAAGAACGTACGGGACTGAGTAAGGATTTTGTGATTAGTGCAGTTGTTAATGGATCCTTTCCAGGTAGTTACAAAATAACAGAGTGCGGAAAGCGATACATTTATGTTCCGCGAGGCGCATTTGAAGATTACATGACAAAGTGGCATCGGGAGCCGAGTGAAAAGCTGATTGATGCGTTGATAATTGCGTACAACAAAAGTACAAAAAAAGGCACTGCGCCAACAGTACCTAACAAAATTAAACCATCTTCATTATAGAAGATATTTAGGAGGAAGTCAAAGTGGAAGATAAGATTGTTATTACTTTAACAAGAGAAGAATTAGCTATTTTAAATAATGTTTTATATAAAAATATAGAAACATTAAATGACAAAGTGCAAGGACAGCAAGCTAGAATCGAATATTTGGAAAAGAATAAAACTTTTCGTAACAGTGATAAGGTTTTAGATTGTGCTAAAGAACTTTTTGAAGATATTTCAAAGGAGCTTGCACAGTGCGATGAATTATGGAAAAAACTTAGAGGTCTATAAAATGAAATTAAGACCTCGCGGTATCTTAACAATTGTATTAGCTATTTATCTAGCAGCGGAATTATTAACGGGAGTTATAGGGATGCTCTTATGAAAGATAAAACATTTATTAAATTTCTTAGCATATTTTTAGTTCTGTTTATTGTGCTAAGTGTTTACCAGGTATTAGTAATTAGAAATTTAAAGTCCAGTCTCGAGACAGTAACAAAGGATCGGGACTGGGTGATTGAAAAATATAACCAAAAGGAGAAGAAATATGGAAGATAAAATCAAGGAATTAATCGAATCAGCAATGGAATCAGGAGCTGATATAAAAGTAGTAAAGATTAACGGCAACAAAAGCAAATCAATAAAAAAACTATTAGATGAAATTGAAGAAAATATGGATCCGGAAACACTAATACAGTATGAATTTAAAATCAGTCCTATTGAAAATTCAATCTTCGGAAGTCTTGGGTTTGCCATGCTCAAGTATGTTGAAGATATCAGTACCCTTACAAAAGAAGATATAATTGAAATTTTCAAACCGGTTGAGGATGTATTTGAAGAATGTGGAAAAGAATTTATAGAAAAATTAAATGCAAATAAAAGAGTTCCATCATCTAAAGAAGTAAGAAAAATTATGGATGAACTGTTGGGGGATAACAAAGATGTCAACTAACTTCAACCATAACATGTTCAGTAAGAATCTTAATGACGCTTATTTTGAAATAATCGAACAGAAGCGTGAGAATCTAAATATCCGCTGTCGTGTAGAAACGAATGTAAATGACGAGACTGTAAAAGTTTATGTCATCAAAAAGAATAAGATTATCAAAATCATTACTTTTAAGGGAGGAAACAGAAATGACAATTAAAATTAACAGGCTGGAATTGGAAAATGTAAAACGCATTAAAGCAGTTAAAGTTGAACCAAATCAAAATGGTTTGACAGTTATTGGTGGAAGAAACAACCAGGGCAAGACATCAGTATTAGACAGTATTGCATGGGCACTGGGTGGCAATAAATTTAAGCCGAGTAATGCTGCTAGAGAAGGATCCACAGTTCCACCTAATCTGAACATTGCATTAAGCAATGGATTGGTAGTGGAGCGTAAAGGTAAGAACAGCGCATTAAAGATTACTGACCCTAATGGAAACAAGGCAGGTCAGCAGATACTGAATGGATTTATCGAAGAACTGGCTTTGGATCTTCCAAAGTTTATGGAAGCTTCAAATAAGGAGAAAGCTAATATTCTATTAAGAATAATTGGTGTCGGGGAACAGCTTGCAAAGCTGAATTATGAAGAAAGTGAAATCTATAATAATCGATTGGCTATTGGACGAATTGCTGATCAAAAGAAAAAATATGCTAAAGAACAGGTATTTTATTCTGAAGCACCTAAAGATTTAATTTCGCCTCAGGAGCTAATTAATCAGCAACAGGCAATATTAGCAAAGAACGGGGAGAATCAACGCAAGCGTGATAAAGTAACTCAAATTGAATACAGTATATCGATTTTAACTGAAGAGGTAGCTGCACTACAAAAACAGTTACTAGCTAAGCAAACTGAATTAAACAAAGCGACAAATGATCTAACTATTGCTAAAACGGATGCACTAGATCTTATTGATCAGTCAACTGAAGAACTTGAAAAAAATCTTGCTGAAATTGAAGAAATAAATCGTAAAGTTAGAGCAAATTTAGATAAGGATAAGGCTGAAGAAGACGCGAATAATTACGCTAGTCAGTATAATGAAATGACTGTAAAGATTGAAGAGATTCGCAAACAGCGTATTGATCTGTTAAAAGGTGCTGATCTGCCACTTCCTGGACTAAGTGTTGAAGATAATGAACTTACATATAACGGCAAGAAATGGGATGGAATGAGCGGGAGCGACCAGTTAAGAGTTGCAACTGCTATTGTACGTAAATTAAATCCGGATTGTGGATTTGTATTGATTGATAAGTTAGAACAAATGGATATTGAGACTATGAATGAATTTGGAGCGTGGCTTGAACAGGAAGGGCTGCAGGCAATTGCTACAAGAGTATCTACTGGTGATGAATGCTCGATTGTAATTGAAGATGGATACGTAAAGGGGCAAATGCTTGAAGAAAATCCATCAGTGCTATCGTCAGTAAATGGAGGTATAAAAGAACAAGCTGAGACACCTAAATGGAAAGCGGGTGAGTTTTAATGAATGGATTTGTAATTACAGATGGGGTTATAAACGGTGCTAAGAAAGTAGTTTTCTATGGTCCAGAGGGAATTGGTAAATCAACCTTTGCTTCAAAGTTTCCTGATCCGTTATTTATCGATACCGAAGGATCTACAAAAGAACTTGATGTTAAAAGACTGCCTAAACCGACATCTTGGCAGATGATTATCCAGGAAGTTCAGTGGATCATTCAGACAAAACCATGTAAGACACTTGTGATTGATACCGCTGACTGGGCTGAAAGACTATGTGTAGAAGCAGTGTGTTCAAGACACGGCAAGAGTGGGGTTGAAGAATTTGGATACGGAAACGGCTATACATACGTCGCAGAAGAATGGGGTAGATTCTTAAATCTTCTCCAGGATGTGATTGATGTGGCTAATATCAATGTTTTATTAACTGCACATGCAGTAATTAGAAAATTTGAACAGCCTAATGAAATGGGAGCTTATGATCGCTATGAGCTGAAACTTGGTAAAAAAACAACAGCACAAACAGCCCCGCTTACAAAAGAATGGGCCGATATAGTCTTATTTGCTAATTATAAAACGTTTAGTGTAGCAGCCGATAAAGAGGGTAAGAAACACAAGGCACAGGGTGGTCAGCGTGTTATGTATACTACTCACCATCCCTGCTGGGATGCAAAAAACAGATTTGGACTGCCTGAAGAAATGCCTTTAGATTATACAGGCATCGCGCATATCTTTAATGGGATAGTACAAAATACTGAAATAAATACTCGATCAATGGAATCAGTACAATCTCAGGCGGTTCAGCCACAAGTTGAATCAAATCAAAATATTAGTAAAAAGATTGATCAGCTAGGAAGCGAACTGGAACCAGTAATTAAAACAGCTGAAGCAAAAGTAATGCCTCAAAGTAATTCTGCTTTACCTAGAGCATTGATAGATCTAATGAATAAGGACTTAGTTACTGAAGATGAATTAAAAAAAGCTGTGGCAAGCAAAGGGTACTATCCTTATGAAACACCAATAGAAAATTATGATTCGAGTTTTATTGACGGTGTGCTTATCGCAGCATGGCCGCAGGTATTTAAAATAATCGATGAGCAGATTAGACAATTTTAGGAGGATATAAGTAATGGATAATAATTATCAACAACAAAACGGTATGGAAAGAGAACTAGGATGGGATGATACAATTCAGCAGGAGCAGGAGTATATTACACTTCCTGCTGGTGATTATGATTTTAGAGTAGAAAGATTTGAACGGGGAAGATATGAAGGAGGTAAAAAGATTCCACCATGTAATCAGGCAAATCTAACAATTGTAATTGTTGATCCCGCAAGTGGAAGAGATGTAAAGATTCAACACAATCTATTGCTTCATTCCAAGCTGGAAACAATGCTTAGTGAATTTTTTAGAGGAATAGGACAGAAGAAAAAAGATGAACCGCTCAGAATGAACTGGCAAATGGTTCCAGGAGCAACTGGTAGATGCAAAGTTGTTCCTGAGGAGTATAACGGAAATATGTACAACAAAATCAAGAAATTCTATCCAAAAGATGAAGTGCAGCAGTCATTTAATCAAGCACCTCAATATAATCCTGGACAGTTCTAATGCAGTTAAGGCCATATCAGCAGGAGGCACACGATTCAATATTCAATGAGTGGAACAAGGGAGTTCAAAAGACTCTCTTAGTTTTGCCTACCGGCTGTGGAAAAACTATTGTCTTTGCTGAAGTTGCAAAGGACTGTGTTAAGGACGGGGATAGAGTTCTTATAATGGCACATCGTGGAGAACTGCTTGAACAAGCGTCAGATAAGATAGCGAAATCAACAGGATTAGGGTGTGCAATGGAAAAAGCATCAGAAACATGTATTGGGAGCTGGTTTCGAATAGTTGTTGGGTCAGTGCAGACATTGCAGAGACCAAAAAGAATGGAACAGTTCCCCAGAAATTATTTTGACAAAATTATTATAGATGAGGCGCATCACTGTTTAAGTGATGGTTATCAAAGAGTTTTGGAATATTTTAATACAGCCAAGGTCTTAGGTGTAACTGCTACACCGGATCGCGGGGATATGAGAAATCTTGGTAGTTATTTTGAAAGTTTAGCATATCAGTATACTTTGCCTAAAGCAATTAAAGAGGGTTTTTTAGCACCTATAAAGGCGCTTACGTTACCGTTAAAGATGGATTTGTCCGGTGTCGGAGTTCAGGCTGGTGACTTCAAGGTAAGCGATATAGGTACTGCGCTGGATCCGTATCTTCATCAGATTACTGAAGAAATGAAAAAATACTGTATGGATAGGAAAACGGTTGTTTTCCTGCCTCTTGTAAAGACTTCTCAAAAATTTAGAGATATTCTCAACGAAAATGGTTTCAGAGCTGCAGAGGTAAATGGTGACAGTAAAGACCGCAGTGAAATATTGAAAGATTTTGAAAATGATAAATACAACGTTTTATGTAATTCAATGTTGTTAACTGAAGGATGGGACTGCCCGTCAGTCGATTGTATTATCGTACTACGTCCTACAAAGGTACGAAGTTTATATTCGCAAATGGTCGGACGTGGAACTCGTCTGTGCGAGGGCAAGGACCATTTATTATTGCTTGATTTTTTATGGCACACTGAACGTCATGAATTATGTCATCCAGCCAATCTTATCTGTGAAGATGAAGAAGTGGCTAAAACAATGACAAAGAATCTTGAAGACAAAGCGAACGCCTGTCTTCCTGAAGATGTGTTAGAAGCTATCGATATTGAAGATGCAGAAGAGCAGGCTTCAAATGATGTAGTTGCTCAGCGTGAAGAATCGTTAGCAAAACTGCTGAGTGAAATGAAAAAACGTAAAAGAAAACTTGTTGATCCGCTACAGTTTGAAATGAGCATAATGGATCAGGATTTATCAGGATATAAGCCATCATTTGGCTGGGAAATGGCACCAGCAAGTGATAAGCAGATAAAGGCTTTAGAAAAATTCGGTATTTTTCCAGATGAAATTGACAACGCAGGAAAAGCTAATTTGTTACTTGACCGTTTGGATAAGAGACGTCAGGAAGGATTAACTACACCTAAACAAATTAGATTTCTTGAAAGCCGTGGTTTTCAGCATGTGGGAACATGGAGTTTTGATGCTGCAAGCAGTCTGATAAACCGGATTGCAGCAAGCGGATGGAAGATACCCAAAGGAATTGATCCAAAAACATACAAAGGAGAATAGCCGGTGGAATATACAACTGATCTAATTGAAATACTTAATTACATAGATCCGTCACGTTTGAATTACCAGGAGTGGTGTTGTGTAGGTATGGCTTTAAAATACGAAGGCTATTCAGTCAGTGAATGGGATTCATGGAGCCGGAGGGATTCCAAACGTTACCATGATAAAGAGTGCTTAAAAAAGTGGGATACATTCACTGGCTCCGGGGTTACCGGAGGTACGATTGTTCAATATGCAAAAGATCAGGGGTGGACACCGCCAGTAAAAGACGGGGCCGGTCATGAACTTGACTGGGATGATGTTATAAATGCGAAAGATGAAAAGGTAATAGTAGACAGGAACTGGCTTGAGGTCAAGGAGGTTCGGGAACCACGGGGTTGGGACCCATCAGCTGAACTTATTACCTATCTGGAAACATTATTTGATTCTACTGAAAATGTAGCTTATGTAACAAAGTCATGGTTTAACGAAGAAAAGCAGAAACATCTTCCAACAAAAGGATGCTGTGACAGAACTGCAGGTAAACTCATTGAACTGCTTGCTAAAAGTAACGGTGACGTAGGTGAAGTTATTGGGGATTATAATCCGGAAATCGGTGCATGGATCCGTTTCAATCCAGTTGATGGAAACGGTGTTAAAAATGAAAATGTAACAGATTATAGATATGCCCTAGTTGAAAGCGACTCTATGAGTGTTGATGAGCAAAATGCAATCATTAGAGAATTAGAATTGCCGGTAGCCTGTTTAGTTCATTCTGGCGGTAAATCACTCCATGCGATAGTAAAAATAGAAGCAGCCGATTATAGAGAATATAGAAAACGTGTTGACTATTTATATAACATTTGTAAGAAAAACGGTCTAGAGATAGATACACAAAATCGTAATCCTTCAAGACTGTCAAGGATGCCGGGAGTTGTGAGAAATGGTAAAAAACAGTTTCTTGTAGGAACCAACATAGGCAAGAGTTCATGGGATGAATGGTTTGAATGGATAGAGGGAGTAAATGATGATCTTCCTGATCCTGAATCACTGAATGAATTTTGGGATAATATGCCTGATCTTGCACCGCCACTGATTGATGGTGTATTAAGGCAGGGACATAAGATGCTTATTGCCGGTCCATCCAAAGCTGGTAAGTCATTTGCCCTTATTGAAATGTGTATAGCAATAGCCGAAGGTACAAAGTGGTTTGATTTCAATTGTGCTCAGGGAAAGATTATGTATGTAAATTTAGAATTGGACAGAGCATCGTGTCTCCATCGTTTTAAAGATGTTTACAATGCTCTGCATATAACGCCTAATAATCTTTCTAATATCGATATTTGGAATCTTAGGGGTAAATCCATTCCTATGGATAAACTAGCTCCTAAACTAATCAGGAGAGCGGCCAAAAAGGATTACATAGCTATTATCATAGATCCAATTTATAAAGTCATAACAGGTGATGAAAACAGCGCTGATCAGATGGCCAACTTCTGTAACCAGTTTGACAAGATATGTAATGAGTTGGGAACTGCAGTTGTATACTGCCATCACCACTCAAAAGGTTCGCAGGGTGGTAAACGTTCAATGGATCGAGCTTCAGGCTCTGGAGTTTTTGCTCGTGATCCTGATGCACTTATGGACCTTATCGAATTGGAACCTGGCGAAAATGTATATAAGCAGTTAAAGAATAATGCAGCATGTCAGTTTTGTATTAGTTATTTGGATAAGAATTATCCTGGATGGCAGGAGGATGTTTCTCAGGACGATATGCTAAGTCAAAGGGAAATGGTTGACTATTGTAAAAAACGTATACCTAAAGGAAAATACGGGGTATTTGACACTATGTTAAATCATGCTCGCGAAGAAGTTGAAAAGATTTCAGCATGGCGAATAGAAGGAACACTTAGAGAGTTCAGTAAATTTAGTCCAGTAAATCTTTGGTTTGATTATCCTGTTCATAAAGTTGATAAAAGTGGCGTGTTGAATGATATTCAGCCTGATGATATGAAGCCGCAGTGGCAAAAGGCAAAGGAAGCAAGAAAGACTCCTGAAGATAAGAAAAAAGAGCGAATGAAGTCATTAGAATTTGCATATGAAGCTTTAAAAATAGAAGGAGAAGTTACTATAAAAGCGTTAGAAGAATACTTCACATTATCAACAAATGCGATAAGAAAACGAGTTGATGAACACCCTGATTTTACCAGAAAAGGTGGAGCAGTATTTAAAAACGAGTAGGGGTCAAAAAACATGAAAAGTGACGGGTGACCCCTAAGGGGTCAGTCAAATAACATGAAAAGTGACGGGTCAGTAGAGGGGTCAAAAAGTTATTATTTATAATAATAATGAAAAGTGACGGTGACCCCTGGTAGAAACTACTCGTGTATGTCATTGCGTGGTAAGTAGTCGTGCGTAAGCTCAGCACGACGACTCCTAACCCGCTAACAATGACGAGCAGGAAAATGACGGGAGAAAAGTAAAAATGAGAAAAAGAAAAAAAGTTAGTAAAGAATTAGATGTTGCTAGAAATATGCCACCACTTTATCACAAGTTACCTGGCGAAGAATATGACGTGAATAAAAGTGAAGTGGCAAGATGGTTGATACAGCAACCGGACATTTTGAATTATGTCGTAAATAGAATAAAGGCTTCCGGAACAAGTGAACCACTAATCAAATACAATCCTTCAACTGGTAAATGGCAAGGTGTAGATTATGATAATTGAATTTTTTATGCCGATGATACCACCAACTGTTACCGCTCAGGAAAAAGATGTAACAGTTGTTAATGGTAAGCCGGTATTCTATGATCCGCCTGATCTGGTGAAGGCTAAAAATAAGTTGATGGTTAATCTACTGCCTCATAGACCTGAAAAACCATTAGACGGAGCGTTAAGGTTAGTTGTGAAGTGGTGTTTTCCGTTGAACGGTGGAAAACATTACGACGGTGAGTATAAGTATACGAAACCTGATACTGACAATTTAAACAAAGCTTTAAAAGACATCATGGAGAAGTTAGGGTTTTATGTTAATGATGCAAGAGTGGCCAGTGAGACTATCGAAAAGTTTTGGGCTGAAATACCTGGTATATGGATACATTTAGAAAAAATTTAGGGAGGAATTAGTTATGGCAGCAATATGTAAATCATGTCTTAAAAATATAAATAATTTCTGCAAAGTAAGTGGTGAACCAATAAGCAGAACTCGAAGTAAATGTAAGAAGTTTAAAATGGTGTATGAACAAACCCAGCTGTTTTATGCTGTTGGAAGTAGTTGTGATTTAAATCGTGGAGGAAATAAGAAACGAGAAGAATCGTAGTAGAAACAGAAACAGCTAATAAATTTATTGAGGATATAGAAGCATTAGCGGCTAAAAATGATTTAAATATAGAATTAAATATGGACGAGCTGGGGGTATATGTTGGATTTGCATCGCTGCTAAAAGCAGAGATTGCTGACATCGATATGCCGGAAGTCCCAGCTAAATCAAAAGGCAGAGGGGGACGTACAAAAGAGCCAAAGGTAAAACTTGTAGTTCAGGATTTTAAAGATGCTTTAAAAAAGCTTGATAAAGGGACCCTGGCGCAGAATATTACTGAGGCGATTGATATTACCGGACTTAGCAAATCATTCCTGAACAGGCTTTATTATTGTCAAGGCGAGACAACAATGGTTACTAAAAGTTATCATGAGAAGCTTAAACTATTACTTGAGCCCAACAGTTTGAAACCTGTAAAGCCGACTAGGTTAAATGACAATATGATCATGATTCGTAGAGTGGCTAGGGCGAAGAATACGGATGATCCTTATTTAATCGCTAATACAATTATTGGCTCAATTAATATGCAGAAGCAGACAACATTCAAGAACGTTAGTGATGTAATTGAGTTTATCAAAAAGAATGGTACACGTTAATAAAAGTTAAGATTGTACGTATAGGAGGAGAAAGAAAATGATTAAAGAATACGATGATGATGAATTAGAACAAATTAAGGACGAGGACCCATGGCTCTATGATCAAATGATGGAAAAAGACTGGGATACTATAGATGATTTTTACGATGGATTAACACCATTAGATTTTGTTGATAATTATTAGATTGGGGTGAAAAACAAATGAAGTGTAATGAATGTAAGCACCTTATTAGCAACAAAGCGTCTAATCGCGGTAGAAGCAGTATCTATTACTGCAGTATTTGTAAAGGTGTAGATACACCAGTTAGAGAAATATCCAGAATTAGAGGACCGGAGGAGATACCAACAAAGACGTCTCCTCGCTGGTGTTCGCTGAAAGGAGCCAAATAAATGAAAGTAGAACTAGAGAAGATACAGGAAGCAGTTGCCAGTCTTGGCGGTACTGATGCATCCGATGAGTACAGTAAAGGCTGGGATGCAGCTGTTGGTGCAGTGTATAGTGAGATCAATAAGCTTGCTGAAGCTGAATCCAGAAAACCGGCTCATAACTATGAGCATGAATGTATTGAGTTAAAAAAACGTCTTGATGATTTAACCTGTGAAAATAAGATGTTAAGAGCTGATCGTGAAAATGAAAAAGAGTACAGCAGTACACTCGAAAGTGTATTAAAGGCAGTTAATCTATTAACAGATACTGTTACAAAATAAGGAGGTTTAAGTACAATGATTAAACAAGAACTCATGAAGGAGCTGTTGGATCGTTACCAGCAGCTTGATTCGCTTGAAGGATGTAAGAGTGCTAAGGACACAGTCGTATTGTATATACGAAAGCTGGAACTTAAACTTAAAGAAATGCTGTAGGAGGAAATAGATGGACTACAATGAAAAAGTAGAATATTTAAAATCATACCGTGATAAATGTGACAGGATTGCATTCATAGATAATCAGATGATGGGAATCAAGTCAATTAATTATGGTCCATCATGGGGTGGTCATAAAACAATCAGTCAGTATATGGCGGAGAAGCAGGGATTAATGAATGAGATGGAAGAGATAGAAGATTGTATTAATTTAATTTCTGATCTAAAAGCAAGAACAGTGATTGGTTATAAATATCTTCAATTTAAGACGTATCAGGAAATTGCCGAATTAATGAACTATAGTTATTCTCAAATTCGCAATTATCATAATTTAGGAATAAATCAAATTAATTTATAGAAAGATTGGCAGTAAATAGCACCTATTGCTATTTTATATGTGATATAGTGTATATGTGGTCTTTTGGTTAAGACACACAGATGATTAATTTCTTTTTGGTTGATTCGTGTTTCTTATACTTCCCCTTGATTATACAAATATGAAAAAGCTCATTCTCCCAGAGCTTTTTTTGTCTCCAGATAAAGCGGCATCACCTGGTGCTGATACGCCATTCATTTAATGCCTCCTTTCATTAATATTCGTGGTGTCGCTTTATGTGGGATAGTGTGGTATAATTGAGTATTATGAAATATGGGAGGAAATAAAAATGATACAGATATTAACATATAGCGGCACAGAAGAAGAATTAAAAGGGGAAAAGGTAACTATAAATAAGTTACATGATGCGCGGTCATTAGATGAATTTGAGATTAATATTTTCGATTTTAAAAGTGAAAATATATGGGAAAATTCTAGCGCTAGTAAACAAATTTGCAATATTTTGAGTGATTTAAAAAGTTTAAACACTATGATACGCAATAGTAAAAAAGCAAAAAAAATAATATTTTTACCACAAAATATCGAATTTAAATATAATTATGGTTACTCCCCACGAGGAGGTCAAGATTATTTAAATAGTTGTGAGTTAAAAAATATGATACGTGATATGAAAATTATTTTAAGCTATATGTGTAATTCTATTACTGAATTAGATATTAGTTACGAAAACTCTACAACAATAATTAGTGAAAGTGGAATTTCGGCATCTTTTTGTTTTAATGATGTAGCTGATGGAGCTGTTTTGACACAGTCTGTTATAAGTGAAAAAATAACAACTATAAAGTGCAATGATGTTATCTTGTCGACTTTGAACATTAGTTCGTATAAAGATATGATTTCTTTTTTGAAACAGATTCATTTGATTGAAGATAAAGAACAAATACCTGCATGGCTGAAGGAGGAAAAGATGTTTGATGATGAAAAACAATTACAAATAATAGATGAAAAACAATCCATCATAAAAAAGGCTAATGATGATATTGGAAAAGCTATGGAAGTAATACATAGAAATGAAAGATATAAATCAATACTTTATACATCAGGTGACGAATTGGTAGAAGTTGTATTTGAAATAATTGAGCAAATAATGGGATGTGATTTATCTGAATTTATTGATAAGAAAAAAGAAGATTTTAATTTTCAAATTGGTGAAAAAATATTTATTGGCGAAATTAAAGGAATTACACCAAATGTAAAAAAAGCAAATGTATCTCAATTAGATGTTCATGTGCAAGAGTATTTAGATGAAAATGACTGTGATATTGACAATATAGTATCTTTACTTGTTATCAATCACCAAAGAACTAAGCCTTTAAAAGATAGGGATATAGTTCACGGCGAACAGATAAAACTTGCACAAAGAAATGGAAGTTTAATTGTGGAGACTGTTACACTTTTAAAGATGTTTGAACAATTTTTAAGTGGACAAATTTCAAAAAAAGAATGTATTGATATATTTATTAATGAAAAGGGATTGTTAAAAATCTAAGAAGAATCCGGCACTCGCGCAGTGCCTTTTATTGTGGCAGGATATAGCAAGTAGCAGCTTACCAGGGTCCTTTCCTGGAGTTGGTGGTGCAATTCCACCTCCTGCAACCAGTTTAATATTATCAGCGGACAATAGTTCGCTTTTTTTGATTATAGAAAGTGAGGTGTCGTTTATGACCGAAAAACAAAAGATATTTGCAGATGAATATTTGATTGATCTAAACGGCACCAGAGCATATAAAGCTGCTTATCCTAATATCAAAAGCGATAATGCTGCTGCAGTTAGAGCAAATAAACTTTTGAAGAAAAAAGAAATCTGGGATTATATTCAGCAGCGTCTGGATGAAATCGCCAGTAAACGTGTTGCTAAACAACAGGAAGTCATGGAATATCTAACTTCAGTAATGCGTGGTGAATCAACTTCGAGTGTACTGGCCATGTGCGGTGACGGCATGCAGGAGGTTATTGAAAAACCGCCTGATGAAAAGGAAAGTCTAAGGGCTGCTGAACTATTAGGGAGACGTTATGGAATGTGGACTGAAAAGGTTGATGTTACTTCCAATGGCAAAACGATGATAGTTGATGATATAGATGGCTAAAAAAGTTAGTTTGAAGTCAATAATTGGTCCTGCGTTTTGGGATGTGCATAAACTGATTAAGGAGTGCGAATATACCCATTACTGGTTAAAAGGTGGTCGAGGGTCTCTTAAATCATCATTTATAGGAATTGAAATTCCTTTAGGCATTATGAGAGATGCACAAAATGGCCTAATGTCTAATGCAGTTGTTATTAGAAGGGTAAAGGATACTTTGAGAGGTTCAGTATATGAACAGATCAAATGGGGTATTTATATGCTTAACGCTCAGGAGGATTGGGAAATACCTGAATCCAAACTACAAATGACATATAAGCCAACAGGACAGGTTATTTTATTCAAGGGTGCTGATAACCCAAAGAAACTTAAATCTACAAAGGTATTTGTCGGATATGTGAAATATGTATGGTATGAAGAATGTGATGAGTTTGAATCCTACGATAAGATCAGGAATATTAATCAGTCTCTTTTGCGTGGTGGTCCTGAATATTGTGTATTCTACTCGTTTAATCCTCCTGAAAGTCAAAGAAACTGGTGTAATAAGCAAGTCCTTATCAAAAGACCAGATACTTACATAAGTCATACTACTTATCTTCAGGCGCCGAGAGAGTGGCTTGGCGAGCAGTTTCTTATTGAAGCGGAGCATTTAAAGGTTATTAATGAAGAAAAGTACAATCATGATTATCTTGGAGAAGTTACGGGCACTGGCGGTGAAGTGTTCACTAATCTTGATATTAGAGAAATCAGTGATGATGAGATTGCAGTATTTGATCGTTTGAAGAACGGACTTGATTTTGGTTATGCCGGTGATCCATTAGCTTATTTAAAAATGAATTATGACAAGACGAGAAGACGTCTTTTTATTTTTGGTGAGGTTTATGGTACACGTCTTTCAAACAAGAAAGCAGTAAAGAAAATAAAAAAACTAAATCCTTTAAACAAATTAGTTACAGCAGATAGTGCTGAACCTCGTACAATTAACGAATTCAAGTTGTTGGGATTAAATATCGTTGGTGCAAAGAAAGGACCTGACAGTGTAGAAAACGGGATTAAATGGCTTCAGGATCTAGAACAGATAATTATAGACCCCACACGATGTCCTAACGCTGCTAGAGAGTTTAATGACTATGAAATTGAAAAGGATAGGGAGGGAAACTTAAAAGGTGAATTTCCTGATAAGAATAATCATACGATTGATGCAGCTCGTTATGGATGTGAAACAGATGTTATTAGAAATAAAGCAAAGTACAGTTTACAAGGGACTACACAGAGTAGGTATCTGACGGGAGGTGTTCCGCCCGTCAGATTTTCCATGTGA